GGATTATGTTGATACTGTTGATATGCGCGTCGCTGGAGGCACTGTGAGAGGAGGTGAAGGTGATGAAACGGGGCAATATAGATTCGGCAATTGAATACTTAAAACGTGATCCATGTATGGATAATACACGCTCGGCAGTGAATTTTATGCTTGGCTGGTTTGAAAACGAAGCAGAGAATTGCGAGCGGTCGTACGTATCAGCCGATCTGAAAAGGTTGTTCCAGGCAATCGTGGATATTGAGAAAGAAGAAAAAGAAACCCAGACGGGTGGAGCCGTCCGGGAATCAAGGTAACTACTAACAATTTTACACTCCTATTATATCAGAGGGAACAGGAGATTTCAAGATGAAAGAAAGATATCACAGGCTTTGGGTATCTCTAAGAGAGCAGTTGACAGATCAGGAAAATAGTAAAGGCGGCGAAATATATTCGTCCAAGTCCGATGTGCTGCATGAGGTTCTGACATTGATGGCAAAAATGGAGGCTGCGCAATTTTTGGAGGATTGAACGATGGTAAAAGCAAAAGATTTAAAGGTTGGACAGGTTGTCCGGTTGGAATGCGGAGATGCCGGAAACTGGGGAAACTTCGAAGTTGATAAGATTACTGCCCTGGAGGATTCCGTGGACGTGCTCTGCCATTATGGAGTGATACATATGGAGTTTTCGTGGGAAACGGATAAGATGCTGGAGGTGATCGAGTAATGGCAAAGGTGATTGGTATTATGGGAGAGTCTGGATCCGGCAAGACTACGTCGATGAGAAACCTGGATCCGTCTGTTACCTTTTACATTGATTGTGATAAGAAAGGCCTGTCATGGAAGAACTGGAAGGAGCAGTATCAGGAGGAGAAACATAATTATTTTAGGACAGATTTGCCGTCTACGGTGCTAAATCTGCTGCAGAAAATTCAGGATCAGGAGAACATGAGGCACATTCAAACAATCGTGATTGATACCATCAATGGAATTATGGTGGGAGAAGAAATGCGTAACATCAAGGTTAATGGATATGGGAAGTGGACAGATCTTGCCTCCTACATATATGGAATTGTTGATTATGCCCTGACCATGCGTGAGGATCTAACCGTGATTATTCTGTGCCATTCGGAAACCATTTCTGATGATAACGGCTACGTGTTTACCCGGATTAAAACCAATGGCAGAAAGTTGGACAAGATAGTGCTTGAAAGCAAACTGGCTACCGTGCTGTATGCAGTTCAGCACGACGGCAAATACGTTTTCAAGACCCACGCAGATAATTCTACAGCAAAAACTCCATATGGAGCATTTGAGGCGGACGAAATAGAGAATGATATTGTAAAAGTTCTGGAGACACTGCAGGAGTATTAATTCTAGAAAGTTTTACCTGGAATACAAAAAATAAGACAAAGAAGGGATAGAAAAAATTATGAGAAGATTAGGAAAGAGTTACGAAGAGGCGCAGGCATATACGGATGGAGAAAAGTTGCCGGTTGGCGGATATGTTCTCAAAATTGAGAACTTAAGATATGAGGAAGGGGCCAATGGGAATTCAGATGTGATTGTCTTCCAATTCGATATAGTCGAAGGGACTTATGCCGGATTCTTCCGAAAGAATTATGAAGAAAATACGCAGGAAGATCGAAAATGGAAAGGAACTTACCGTTTATATGTTCCAAAAGATGATGGAAGCGAGAGGGATGGCTGGACCGTCAGAAAGTTCAAAACGGTCATGAATGCCTTTGAGGATTCCAATAGTGGATATCATTGGAACTGGGATGAAAACACATTGAAAGGGAAGGTGATTGGTGGAATATTCAATGAAAAAGAGTATGAGTTCAACGGCCGACACGGCTTCTTTACAAACTGTTATGGTTTCTGCAATGTTGAGAAAATCAGAAGCGGGAATTATAAAGTGCCAGAGCCGACTTTGTTGAAGAATCGTCCAGCCGGTACCACCTCTTCTGCTAATGAAGAATTTATAAATGTCCCGGAAGGAGCGGAGGAAGCCATCCCGTTTTAACTTATGAATAATTTTGAGATACAGAGCTGCCTTGATTCTATGGAAATAATCGTGGATACCAGAGAACAGCCAACACAGAGAGCCAGGGCACGATATGCCCAATTCTCCGTGCCATATAAACGCTGTACATTGGATTATGGAGACTATACCTATAACTTTAAGCTGCCGGGCGGAGAATGGCTGCATGGGCTTGCTACAACGCTTAAACCATGTGTTGTAGTGGAGCGGAAGATGGATCTGGGAGAGCTGAGTCAGAATTTTACCAGGAACAGAAGGCGGTTCGAAGAAGAGTTTGAAAAAGTGAAAGCAATCGGTGGAAGAATCTATCTGCTGGTGGAGAACGCCTCCTGGGAAAATCTTCTGAATGGAAAATATAAGAGTCAATTCAATCCCAAAGCTTTTACAGCCTCTGTTACAGCGTATATGGCCCGCTATGGAGCTGGGGTGATATTTTGTAAGGAGGAGAGCAGCGGACGGATCATAAAGGAAATCTTGTACCGAGAGTTAAAAGAGAGGCTGGAAAGAGGGGAATATGATGGCGGAAGGCTGGGTAAAACTTCACAGGAAACTGATGGACAATGATTTGTGGAAAGAAAAGCCCTTCTCCAGAGGACAGGCCTGGGTAGATCTGATTATGCTGGCAAGTCATAAAGACAAAGAATTTCTGTTTGACAGCGCCTATCTGCCAATCTACAAAGGTGAAATCATCACCAGTAAACGGAAGCTGGGGACTCGCTGGGGGTGGTCAAATTCCAAGGTAGATAAGTTTTTATTTGAGCTGGAAAAAGTGAAAATGCTGTCCGTAAAAAGCGACACGAAAAAGAGCACCCTGAAAATTACAAATTACGAGCAGTATCAAGGCTTTGACAGTATCTACGAGGTTGAGAAAACGACAGGAAAGGCGACACGGAAACGTCAGTCAAACGACACGCAGGCGACACCGAAGCGAACAATCAATAATGTAAAGAATATAAAGAATGAAAAGAATATAAAGAAAAAAGATATTGCGCCTGCGGCGCTTCCTTCGGAGATGACGGAACTGCAGAGAGAGGAACTGGAGCTTTTGGGATATCTGGTCGGGGAGCGGGAGTATACTGCGGAGGAACTGCAGAAAATGGGGTATGAATGATGGTATACGAGTTTAGTCGGGAAGATGCGTATCGGTTTCGGAGTCATGTGGGAATTCAGGCAAAGGAAAAGGGGAAGGAACTGGAGTTTCTATTTTGTCCGTATTGCTATGGCGGAAAGAAAAAGGACAAGTCTACTTTTTCCATTAACTTAAATACCGGACAGTTTGAGTGTAAGCGAGCCAGCTGTCAGGTGAAGGGAAATATGATTACGCTTTCGAATGACTTTGACTTCTCTCTATCCGAGGATATGGACCGGTATCTGAACAGAAATGGGTATAACAACCGGTTTCGAAGATTTAAAAAGGCACGGATCACGGTTAAGGATCGGGCAGTTGAATATTTACAGAAGCGCGGAATCTCGGAACAGACGGTTAAGAAATACCAGATTACAGTGAGAGGAGATTCTGAAAATATCCTGGTTTTTCCGTTCTTCGATGAGAAGGGAGAGCTGCGGTTTATTAAATACAGAAAGATGGATTTTGATAAGGAGATGGATCGATCCAAGGAGTGGTGCGAAGCGAACTGTATGCCGATTCTGTACGGAATGAACCAGTGCACGGACCGGAAGAGGCTTGTGATCACGGAAGGCCAGATTGACAGCCTTTCGCTCGTCGAGGCTGGGATAAAGAATGCAGTCAGCGTTCCTACCGGCGCCAATGGATTTACCTGGATTCCTCACTGCTGGGACTGGGTAAATCAATTTGAGGAGATTGTGGTATTCGGGGATTACGAGAACGGGAATATTACGCTGGTAGATACGATACAGAGAAGATTTTCCCATAAGAAGGTATTGGTTGTCTGGGAAGAGGATTATAACGGCTGCAAGGATGCAAATGAGATTTTACAGAAGTTCGGGAGGCCATCGGTTGCATTTGCGGTTGAACATGCGAGGATGCTGCCGGTAAAGCAGATCAAAGAACTGGCCGATGTGGAAGCGGTGGATATCGAGGCCATGGAGCACATTAAAACCAATATTCCTGAAGTAGACCAGCTGATTAATGGCATGTATTTGGGCCAGCTGATTCTTTTGACCGGAAAAAGGGGGGAGGGAAAGTCAACCTTCATGAGCCAGTTAGTTGCAGAAGCTCTGGAGCAGGAATATAACACATTCATTTACTCAGGGGAATTGGTGGATTTTCATTTTAAGAGGTGGCTGGATTTACAGGTGGCAGGAACTCATTTGAAATACCAGAGGTTGGCAAACGGAAAAGAAACTTACTCTATATCGGATGCAAATATCAATAAAATTAATTCCTGGTATCGGGGAAGAGCATTTATCTATGATAATTCAGTAATCGATGGAGAGGAGTTGGAGGATTTACTTACCGTTACAGAGACCGCTATTAAGCAGTATAATGTGAAGTTTATCTGTATTGATAATCTTATGACGGCAATGGAGGTGACGGCCAGAGATGATTTATATCGGGCTCAGAGCGTGTTTGTCGGAAAGCTGTCCAAGCTGGCTAAGGCTTATAATGTTGTGATTTTGCTGGTAGCTCATCCGAGAAAAGTGTCTGGGAATATTTCAAACGATGATATCAGCGGCAGCGCGGATATAACAAATAAGGTTGACGTGGTGATGTCCTACTCCAGAGATGATGGAGACGATGATCCGGATAAACGTCTGTTCCGCGTAACAAAGAATCGTTTGACTGGACGGCTGACGGAGGAAAACAACCCAGTTCCATTGTATTATACTTCCTGCAGCAAGAGAATTGTCGGGAGCGATAAGGTGTTTAATAGGGAATATGGGTGGAGTACACTGGCAGATGGATTTGATGAGGTGGAGGATATCAATGCCTATGTCAGCTTTGATTAGGAGGAAGGATGACGAATGAAGAGGTATCAGCGGTCTTGAGAGATTGCCAGCAGTTCTGGATCAGATGGCGGAATGATATACCGTTTCCGGAATCAGACAAATGGCAGGAGATAACAAAGGAGGTCGCACAGATTATAGAAAAGTATGGAAAATACAATGCTGAAAGAGCTGTTGATGGAATGTTGAAGCATAAGGAAGAATATGTGGCAGGGCCTTTAGTGTTTTGGTTTCTTGATGAAGTGGAGCGGCGGAGTAAAGGGATATCTGAGTCATAATGAAAGGAGGCTGGAGCGGTGGCCACCGTAACGGGATATCCCGGCTCCTTTCAAAGATGGAAAAGAAAGAATTAACCACCGAAGAGTGGAAAGCAGAGAAGAAGAAAAAGAAAGCTCAGATGGCAGCCATGCAGGCATTGCCTTATGAGGTAAAAATAAAACGGGCAGAATTACGCGCCCATGAGTTTATCGACGAATTGAACCGGCGTGGCCTGAATGCTCATGTAAGCGTGGGCGGGTTAGACAGTATTGTATTAGACATATTCCTGCGGAGTATCGGGATTGATGTCCCAGCCATATCCGTATCATCTCTGGAGGATAAGAGCATTCAGCGGGTACATAGAGCACTGGGCATTGAATTCGTAAAACCGGAAAAAAGCAAGGTTCAGGTACTTAATGAGGTCGGTTTCCCGGTGATCAGTAAGAAGATAGCCGGACGGATCGATACACTTCAACACCCCACAGAAAAGAATAAGACGGTCCGCCATGCGATTATTACCGGAGAATGCGGGGAACAGGGACATTTTGCGAAGAACAGCCGTATGCAGATGCCGAAGAAGTGGTTGAAACTGTTTGGAGGTTATGAAAACGAGAATGAGGGAGTGAATTATCAGATTCCAGATTTCCCAGTATCCAATAAGTGCTGCCTGTATATAAAAGAGCAGCCATGTGACAAGTGGGCCAAAGAACATAATAGCCGTCCATTCTTGGGGCTAATGGCATCAGAGGGAGGACAGAGGGAAGAGGCACTGACAGATCATGGGTGTAATTATTTTGGGAAAACAGTAATCCGGAGCGCTCCGTTCACACCATTTTTGAGACAGGATATACTAACGCTGGCAATAGAGATGGATAGATGGTATCACGAGCATCTGGATATTTTTGAAAGAGCATTCCATGAACAACCATATGGACGAAATCATGACGGTAGCCTGAAAGAATATCAACCAGTAGAATCCATTATTCCTGAAATTTATGGAACCATAGAAAAGAATCAAGATGGAGAATTACATACAACGGGAGCACAGAGAACAGGGTGCAGCATGTGTGGGTTCGGTATTCACATGGAAAAACGGCCTCACCGGTTCGACCAACTGCGAGTGCGTAATCCGAAGGAATGGGAATTCTGGATGTACCGATGTTCTACGGATCAGAAGACCGGTGAGAAATATGGCTGGGGTCGAGTATTGGATTATATCGGTGTAGCCTGGGAAGATGAGTGGAGGCCGGGACTCGTGGAAAAAGGAAAAGAGAAGAAAAAAGAAAAAATCATTTGTAGTTTTTGCGGAAAAGATATTAAGTACGAAGAACCAATCAAGATAAAAACAAAGCGTGGAAGCAAAATATGTCTTCACTGGGATTGCTTTAAATGTGGACTCTAATACAACAAACGATCATTTAAATAATAAAAGGAGTTGATCAAATGTTAAAACAGATGGATGAGATGGTATCCGGCCTGGCAGATGCACGGCGTAGGACCAGGCGGATCATGAGATATTGGGGCAGAACTATAGAAAGGGTCATTGTAGCGATTACGATGCCGATTTGGGCGATTCCGTATTCGATATGGAGGAGGCGCCATGGATAGAAAAGAAGAACATGCAATGGCTCTTCAGTCGGCACAGGCCAGAGCGGCAAAGCAGGAATACATACTGAAAGGCCCCAGGCCAGAGACGCATAGTGCGACGATGCCGGCCTACTGTTATACCGCAATGTGTCCGGATCCGGAGCTGCGGGAGCCGATCTGGAGGAGGCACAGACGTCAACCGAGTATCAGGGCCGCGAAGGTAGAAAGGATCTGCCTTATCTGCCGGAAGCGATGGCCGGCGGAATGTAGCCGGAAAAATTGTGATTGTGAGAGGCAGGGGCATTTGTATGCGATTGGAGGTTATAATCATCCGAGGATAGGGGGTGGAACCAGTGGCAAGACGTAAAATATATGCAATATACGAAAATGGCGTGCTACTGGGCCACTACGCAAGCAAGGAGGCATCTCTTAAAATCGGGGTACCATGCGCAACTATATCAGCCTATGCATCGAGTGGGGCTAAGTGCCTGGGAAGATATACTATGGAGGTCGTAGGGGTATGTGATACCGATGAGGAGGCGTGGATAGATGCATGGGCTGAGGCGTGGGATCAGGTGAGACAGGAGATATTGACAGCGGGGAGGTGAGGCAGATGGACAAAGAAGTTCTGGAGCAGTACATAGATGCCTGTGAGCTGATTAAGGAGACTGAGGCAGATATCCAGAGGGTAAAAAAACAGCGCAAGACGATCATTCAGGATTCGGTCAAAGGTTCCATGCATGATTTCCCTTATGCCGCACAGAGTTTTAAGATTCAGGGTATGACCTATTCAGCCGTAAGAGAGCCGGGAGCACTGGCAGCGTATGAGCATCTGCTGGAGGAACGCAAGGCCCAAGCAGAGGAAATCAAAATACAGGTTGAGGCATGGCTGAATACGATTCCACAGCGGATGCAGCGGATAATTAGGTTAAGTATTTTTGAGAAAAAGTCATGGGGAGAAGTGGCTATTAGAATGGGACGTAAAGCAACAGCGGACAGCGTCAGGAAAGAATATGAGCGTTTTATAGAAAATAATTAAAGTTTGTCCGTTTTGTCCACAATGTCCGTTTTGGAAATGTTATAGTATAGACTGGAAGATCTGAAAAACGGATTTCCTCCCCCAATTGACGGCTGCCGGCTTTTACCGGTCGGTGGTTGATTTATCCTTCATAATTCATGTTTCTCCTTTGACTGAGTTCTTACAAATATGTAAGGGCTCTTTTGAATAATACGTATAATATGTATTAAAATCATTGACAATACGTGCTACACGTGCTATAATTATAACATAAGGAGGACAGAGATGAGGTTCAGAGAAGTCGAGAAAATGATTTTACAAGATGGCTGGTATGAAGTAAAACAAGTTGGTTCTCATCATCAATATAAACATTCAACTAAGAGCGGAAAAGTTACAATACCAGAGCATAAAGGCAAAGACATTAATATGACCGTTGTAAAATCAATACTTAAGCAGGCGGGGCTGTAAAGCCCCCAATGCCTGTGCTAAAAAGGAGGAAAATCATGAAATTAGTTTATCCAGCAATATTTACACCTTATGAAGATGGAAGCGGAGGTTATGCCGTTGAGTTTCCGGATCTGCCCGGTTGTGTTACTGGTGGAGATGATATGGCAGAAGCGATCTTTATGGCAGAAGATGCTGCCAGCGGTTGGGTACTCACAGAACTGGAGGACGGCAAGAAGGCGCCTAAAGCGTCAGAGTTCGGAGGCATTAATACAGAGCCTGGCCAGTTTGTGAATATGGTTGCTTTGGATATGGACACCTATGCTGAAAAGTACGGAAGCAAGGCGGTAAAGAAGACTCTTACAATTCCGGCATGGCTGAATACCTACGTGGAAGAAAATAATATTAGTTGTTCGGCTGTTTTGCAAGATACGTTAAGTAAAATGGCGCAGGCGTCGATGCAATAAATTGTAGAACCTCATTTTGAGCACTCGGTTATATCGGGTGCTCTTTCCTATGGATATCTGGTTATTTTAGGCTTTGTTGTAAGATATGTGTTTTCTTTTGGCATAAAATGTGATAAAATTGCATAATCTATGGGGGAATGACAATGAGATGGAAGGATAAGAAAAAACTTTTTCAGAAAAATAAAATAGTTAAGACAATGCGAGCCTTACAACGCGCAAATAAAAAAAAAGCAAGAAAACATCATTGTAATAAAGATATTATTTATAGTACGGAGACTAGTAGAATTTTATGTGAAAAAAAATTTTATAGCAAGAGTGTGTCTGATTATGTATTGATAAAAATGAATGGTACAGTACTAATAACGATACCTAAGGATTTTTCTATATCTAAAAATGCAGATGAAGTAATATATTTATTGAAAAAGATTTTTTATTGTGGCATGCAACCCCAAATTAAAGAGATTATGTTTGATCATTCTAGATGCAGTAACCTTGGGATTGCGGCAAGTACGATAATGGATACAATTGTGTTAGCCGCTAAATCTTATCATAAAACATTAGGCAGTGACCTGACAATATCTGGGAATTTACCGGAAGATAGATATACAAAAGATGTATTTATTGCTAGTGGTTTAGTGAAGCATTTAAATATTAATCAATTTACTAAAAATGATAATATTATTAAATTTAAACTGATTTCTGGTAGAGCAGGCGCTCAAGAGTCTGCTCAAGTGGCAACCAAATTGACAAATTATTTTAACACGTGTCTTCAAACGCAAGGGTATAAATTGACAGATACTGGTGAGAATAAATTAGCATCGATGTTTGGGGAAGTAATTGATAATTGTGAAAGACATGGAGGTCGTAGTTCAGTTTGGTATACATTAGGACATTATCAGATTAGAGATGAATATGATTGGGGGGAGATTCAACTAACAATATTTAATTTTGGAGATTCAATTTATGAACGTTTATGCGGAGCAGATACAACAACAGAGACAAAAATGAAGTTACAAAAAATGGTTTCTATTCATGAACCTTTCTTTTCAAAAGATTGGACAAAGGAAATGATGTTTAGTGTCTTTTCCTTACAGGAGGGAATTAGTAGATTAAGAGATAGTAATCGAGAAGGGTATAGTAATCGAGGAAAAGGAACCATAACATTAATGGATACTTTTTATCATTTAGGGCAGACGAGGAATGGGATAAAGCCAGAATTGACAATTGTATCTGGGCATACATGTATACGGTTAGATAATAAGTATAGACTAGAAAAGAAGAGATACAATGATGAAATATTTCAAAATAAAGAAAGAAGAATTATTGCGTTTAATAAAGATAATGATATTTATAAAAAGGCAGATAGTAATGTAGAACTATTAAAAGATAGTTTTCCGGGGACTGTTATTGCTATGAAATTTTATCTGGATAAGAAATATTTAGATTCTGTTATCAAGGAGGATAAATGATGGAAAGTGAAGTAATTAAACTACAGTCTTATCGAAAAAGTGAATCAAGGATGTATTCAGGAAGAGAGCATGGATTAGAAATTAGAAAAGAGTTGGACTTAAACAAGAAAGACAAGGATGAAAAAAAGTATATTATACAGATATCGGACGATACAATTGCTATAAATAGTTCGTTTTTTGGTGGATTATTTTCAGATAGTGTAGTTGGTTTAGGAGAAGAACGGTTTAAAAAAAAGTATATATTTCAAAACAATAAAGGCAAAGAAGTGAAAGAGACTATTAAAAAAGATATTGAAGAGGGAATTTATGATGCTATTAACGGCTAGTCCAAGTAATGCTTTCTGGAGTAATATTGTAAATAATTCAGGGGCTATTGAGGCTATTGCTGCTATTCTAAATATATTATTAGTAGTGTATTTTTTCCTTAGAGATAAACAAGAATTTAGAGATAGAGAAAAGGAGAGAATTAAAGAACAAGCATATGATAAATGGTATAATTTGTTAGTGCTTGAAAGAATGCTGGAAACACTGGATATATTTTTTAAGGATATTGAATCCGTTGTTTCTAGATCTAAGCAAGGAAACGGAATAGAAATGGTCGAATTGATTTCTGGAATTAATGAAATAAAAAATATAATTTCGCGAAATAAAAGGATATTTATTCCGATATTAGCATTATTTAGCGAAGAATTAAAACAAGATGTTTGGAATACACTTCAAGAAAGCAATGACCAAATATTGAGCGAATATGAACAGTTTATGTACGGAAAGCAATCAAAAAATACAATTTATGAGATTATTAATGAAACAAAAACAACTACATATAAAAAATTATATGAGTATAATTTGAAAAAATTAAGAGAAATCATTGAAGATGAGAGAAAGAACTAAGAGATAGCCCCGGCTGTCTCTTTTTCTATACCCAAAACAAACAAAGAGAAAAGGCTGCCTATTCGGCCGCCTCATCTCTGCAAAGTTCGTCCAGGGTAACGCCCAGGGCATCGGCCAGTTTAATCATGGTTGATACCCGGCCGTCGTCCCGCCGTTCCAGATCTTCGATGGTTCGCTGGGGAACATCTGCCAGCTCCGAAAGAGCACGGAGTGATAAACCTTTGCTGTTTCTGACTTGTTTAAGTTTCATAGCAATACCTCCTAAAATAAGATTAGAATTAGGCCTATAACGACTACGATAAGCCATAGAACAGAGAAGACAAGAATCAGTAAGTTTTTAGCAGTTTTTTTCATGTTGTTTTCAGAATGGAAATGTGTTATATTTTAGATGGGGAGGTTTCCCTCCCCGTTGATTAATGGAAGCTTTCTACAATCATTTTAATGACTGCTAAGAAAGTTCCGATTTCCAAGGCAAGCTGTGTAAGTGCTCGAACCACTTTTATTAGCTTGCCTATTTGTTTTTCCATTCTGACCACCTCCTTTCTATGGTTTAATTATACCACGTATATACGTGATAGTCAAGCATAAAATGTATATTTTGTAAATTTTTTCGCATCTATCACAAGTGGTAGGTGCTTTTATTTAACCGAAAGGAAGTGAGCCTGATGGCAAAAGGAAAATACGAATACTGGTTATCGCCTGATGGCTTGCTTTTGCTGGAAGCATACGCCAGAGACGGCTTGACAGATGAGCAGATAGCGAAGAATCTGGACATAACGCCATCTACGCTGTATGAATGGAAGCGGCGGTATTCGGAGATTTCGGAGGCCCTAAAAAAGGGAAAAGAGGTTGTCGACATTGAAGTCGAGAACGCACTTCTTAAGCGGGCCCTAGGATATTCCTATGAGGAAAAGAAGGTGGAAGTCAGCGAAGAGGGGACGAAGGTTACTAAAACCATCAAAGAGGTTGTTCCGGATACAACGGCACAGATATTCTGGTTGAAAAACCGGCGCCCGGAACAGTGGCGAGATAAGCAGGATATTGAGCACAGCGGTGCCGTAAACGTCCGCAAGGTATACGATGAAATGAGCGAGGAGGAGCTGATGGAGCTTGCGAAGAAATATGAAAAAATCAATAGTTCCTGATAAGAATGCGCTGATTGAGTATCTGCTGATTCAACGTGCACTTGCTGTTAAGAAGGCCAGAAGAGATTTCTGGTCTTTTTGTTGTCTTCTATATCCAGAATTCTACAAAGAGAGTCGGCCATACTTGAAAAACCTATGTCAGACACTACAGGGTTTTTACGAAGATAGGATTCAGAAGCAGATACTAATAATTAATATGCCGCCGCGACACGGAAAAACATTTACGGCAAGGCTATTCGTTTTGTGGGTATTCGGCCAGAGCCCTCGTACTAAGATCATAACTGGATCGTACAATCAGATCCTTTCTGGTTTATTTGCACAGCAGACACGAGATGGAATTCTGACTGAAAATGAAGGTGTTAAGCAAGAATACTTCCACGATATTTTCCCTGATACTGTTATTAAGCAGGGAGACGCAGCAAAAGGTTTTTGGAGTCTGGACGGATCAGAAGAGAAGAATTATCTGGCGACATCTCCAGGTGGTACATCAACCGGTATAGGCGCGAATTTTGTTATTGTGGATGATATCATCAAAAACAATGAAGAGGCCGCCAATGAACTGGTGAAGGATAAGCACTGGGAATGGTATAACAACACATTGGTACAGCGTATGGAGCGCCCCAGAAAGCAGATTCTAATCATGACAAGATGGGCTTCCGACGATTTGGTTGGTAGAACGCTGGAGAAGAAAGCAGATAAATGCCATCTGATAACATATAAGGCGGTACAAGACGATGGTTCTATGTTATGTGATGAAATCATGACCTTAGAAGAGTATAAGAGTGTGATCTCAGAGATGGGCGCGGATATTGCCTCTGCCAACTATCAGCAGGAGCCGATCGACTTGAAGGGCAGGCTGTACACCAGCTTTAAAACATACAGTGGAGAACTGCCGCAGTTTAAAGAGATCCGGAACTATACAGATACCGCTGATACCGGAGACGACTATCTGTGCAGCATTGATTATGGAGTAACATTTGCCAGCGAGGCTTATATTCTTGAGGTGCTGTACACCAAAGAGCCGATGGAAGTGACAGAGCCAGCGACGGCCGGGATCCTAAAGAAAGACATGGTGAATGTGGCGGATATCGAGTCGAACAATGGTGGCCGCGGCTTTGCCCGGAACGTGGAACGGATTCTTCAGCAGGAACTGCACAGCAATCACACGATTGTCAGGTGGTTCAGCCAGAACAAAAACAAACAGGCACGCATCTATTCCAATTCCTCTTGGGTGATGCAGCATATTTACTACCCGGAAGACTGGAGAAATCGCTGGCCGGAGTATTACGACGCTATGGTGAAATATCAGAGAGAGGGTAAAAATAAGCATGATGATGCCCCAGATGCCACTACGGGTATTGCTGAGAAGATCGGCGCCGGTAGTGCATTTAGTTTCGAGTAGGAAAGAAGGTGAGAAGATTGTTAATTGAATATGGCAGTGAGACACGGCGAATCAACGCAATTGTGAACGCAGGAGCCAGAACTATGATGGGAGATATACGTTTTCTGGAGAAGGAAATACAGAAGTGGAAACAGTCTCCTGTGCGTAAGACAATGATGCTTGCGGAACGATATTACCAGGGGGATCATGATATACTTCATACGTCACGAAAAGCCATTAACGAGAAGGGAGAGCTGGAGCCGGTCAGTAATCTTCCAGATAACCGGATCGTAGATAACCAGTACCAGAAGGCGGTTGATCAGAAGAAAAACTATCTGCTGTCAAAGCCTTTTACAATTACGACTGAAAACGACGCTTATACAGAAGCCTTAAAGGATATTCTGGATAAGCGTTTCATGCGTTCCCTAAAACGTGTGGCCGGTGACTCTATCAATGGCGGCATTGGTTATCTGTATCCATATTACAATACAGAGGGGAGGCTGTGTTTCAAACGGTTTAATAATTACGAGATTATCCCGTTTTGGGCTGATGAGGAGCACACGGAGCTGGATTGCTTTGGGCGTCTGTATCAAATTGATGGCTATGAGGGAGAGACTGAAAAGACATATGAGTTTTTCGAACTGTACTCTAAAGATGGCGTTGAACGATATCAATTAGATGGAGCGCATCTGATTCCCGATGTGATGCACCCGTCCGGCGCCCATTACCTGGTGGAACAGCACGACCCGGACGGAAAGCATGTGGAAGTACCTTATAACTGGGAGCGAGTACCACTGATTCCATTTAAGCGCAACGCCCATGAAATACCGCTGATCCGGTGCTGCAAGAGTCTTCAGGACGGGATCAATCTGATGGTGAGCAGCTTTGAGAATAACATGTGTGAGGACGCCAGAAACACGATCCTGATTCTTGTCAATTACGATGGTCAGAATCTGGGAGAGTTCCGTAAGAATCTTTCCCAGTATGGAGCGGTTAAGGTTCGGAATGATGGAAGCGGATCGGGCGGAGACGTGAAAACTTTGACGGTAGAAGTGAACGCAGAAAACTATAAAGCGATTCTGGAGATTTTCAAACAGGCGCTAATCGAGAACTGTAAATCCTATGATGCAAAAGATAACCGGCTGACAGGTGATGCCAATCAGATGCATATACAGACGATCTATCAGGATATCGAGTTAGACGCGCAGGATATGGAAACGGAATATCAGGCAGCCTTTGAAGACCTGTTCTGGTTTGTGGATCAGTATCTGATGAATTCTGGAGGCGGGGACTTCGAGGCGATAGAGGTAGATATCACATTCAACCGAAACATACTGGTGAACGAGACGGAACTGATTGATAATTGTATGAAGTCCGTCGGATTCCTTCCGACAAAGCTGATTCTGCAAAAACACCCATGGGTGGACGATGTGGAGGAGGCTATGAAACTACTGGAGGAGGAAGAACAAAAGAAAATGGAGCAGATGGATCCTTACCAGAAGGCTTTCGGGCAGAAAAAGCCTGGAAAGGAACTGGAAGGCGGTGATAACCTGAATGGCGAGACAGAATAGTGCTTACTGGCAGAAACGAATGGAGGCCCTGGAAGATAAGCAGTATCAGAATGGCGCGGAGTATTACAAGGACGTCCAAAAGCAGTTCAGGGAAGCATCAAACAATGTTCAGGTGGACATTGAACGATGGTACCAGCGTCTGGCCGACAATAACAATCTTAGTTATGCAGGAGCAAAAAAGCTGCTTAAGAAGGACGAACTGGACGAGTTTCACTGGTCTGTAGAACAGTACATAAAGGCAGGGGAAGAGAACGCAGTGGATCAGAGGTGGCTGAAGGAACTGGAAAATGCATCAGCCCGCCACCATATCTCTTATCTGGAGGCCATGAAGCTTCAGACTCAGCAGCACGCAGAGCTACTATCTACAGAGTTTGAAGGAGGCATGACAGAGTTTCTTCATAAATCCTATGGTGATCAGTATTACCATACCGCGTTTGAGATTGCCAAAGGTACCGGCCTGGGAAGCAATATGGCCCAGATCGACAGCCGAACCATAGATACTCTGATTAAAAAGCCCTGGGCCCAGGACGGAAAGAACTTCTCAGACCGGATCTGGACGAATAAGGATAAACTGGTAAACAATTTGCATACAGAACTGACTCAAAGTATTATTCGAGGCGCTGATCTGAAGCAGGCCATAGACAATCTGGCGAAGACGATGGAGGTAAGCAAGGCCCAGGCAGGGCGTCTTATCATGACGGAATCAGCGGCGATATCAGCGGCGGCACAGAAAAACTGTTTTAAGGATCTGGATGTGGAAAGGTATGAGATACTGGCCACACTGGACAGTCATACATCGGATATCTGCCAGGAGATGGACGGTAAGGTCTTTGAGATGAAGGATTATGAAGTGGGGACAACCGCGCCGCCGTTTCATCCCAATTGCCGTTCTACCACGATCCCGTATTTCGATGATGAGTTTACAGAAGGGGAAGAGCGGGCAGCCAGAGATGAGGATACCGGGAAGACGTATTATGTGCCGGCGGATATGAAGTATGAAGAGTGGAAAAAAGAGTTTGTGGAGGAACCTGTTAAGAAAGAAAAGAAAGAAAAGAGTGATAAACTGGGTACAGGAAAAAGTAATTCATCCAGCGAAACGCAAAGGATCGAGATCGGCAGCGTGAATGTCGAAATGAGGGAAGAAGCCATTTCCTATTTTGAAGAAAGTATCCGTCATGTGTCGGTTGAAAATGCTGTCGTAATAGACAGTGCTGGAGAAGTTGTTCAGTTTATTGGGCAGAAAGACAGTGTTGATATATTTGATGTAAATTTGAAAGATGCCATTGTAACGCATAATCACCCAGAATCAGAAGGTGTCATATCGTTTGGGGAAGATGATTTTAACTTTTTGCGGGAACATCAAGACTTAAAAGAATTTCGATGTGCTAACGCAGAATATAATTATCGAATTGTGGTATTGAAAGATATGGCTGAAGTTGTGTATAATGATATCTATACAGAGGGATTCAAATATTTTGGAGATCCGGAATTTGAAGCACAGGATGCTGCAATGAGGGTACTTCAGGAAAGGGGATATGTTACCTATGAAAGAAATCGAGTTGACACCCGAACAGAGAAGTAAGTACAATGAATTATTAGCAGAGATGCGGGCGGAATTAGAATTATTGCCAAAATCCGATGGTAATATATTATCATGTACAGTTGGGAATAGGCCATATCAAGAAATAAGCCAGAAATATCTGCCGAAGTTAAAGGAAATTCTGAAAGAGTAAATACCACCAGTCAATAAAAAGACCGGTGGTATTTTTATACCCATTTGCCAGCAGATCAGGCGTAAAACAGTCGGCTTAACTTGCAATCATGCGGAGATACCGCGTAATAAATCGTAGAGGAGAGGTAAGATGAAACGGAAGTTTTTAGAGGATTTGGGACTGGAGAAAGAAGCCATTGATAAGATCATGGCAGAGAATGGCAACGACGTGAATGCAGCGAAAGCAGAGTATGATTCCATGAAGCAGGAGCGGGACACCATGGCGGCCCAGGTGGCAGAGCGTGATAAGCAGCTGGAAACGCTGAAAAACTCCACCGGAGATATGGAAGCGCTGAAACAGCAGATCATTACACTTCAGGCGGATAATCAGGCAGCCAAAGAGAAGTACGATGCCGATATGAAGGAACTGAAGCTTTCCACAGCGATCAGGCTGGCTCTTGGTGAATCGGCCCAGGACAGCGATTTAGTCGCCGGGCTGTTTGATAAGTCGAAGCTGATCTTATCCGATGACGGGAAGGTAACGGGGCTTGAAGAACAGTTAAAGTCACTGAAAAAGGAAAAAGCTTTTCTGTTCAAGGAAGAGAAGCCGGCGCAGGTCCAGATCAAAGGCGGGAAGCCTGCGGAGGGTGCCGGGACACCGCCAGCAGATAAGAAACCATTAGAAATGACCTACAGTGAGATGTGCAAATACCTGGAAACGAACCCAGGCGCTGCAATCGAGTAAAAGAAAGGAAGAGATAAGACATGGCAAAATTTAACGAGAAAACATTTAACTCGGAAGCATTTGGAAAGTATGTGGACCGGATTCCCAAAACAAAAAGAAATGAACTGATTAAGTCGAGGGCCATTAAGGGAAACGAACAGATCAGACAGGCGTTCAGCTCCCAGACAGGTACTTCTTACGCAACATTACCGATGAAGGGACTGCTGGAAGGGGCACCGCTCAACTATGATGGAAAGACGGATATCACGTCTGAGAGAACCACAACCTTTGAGCGAAGTGTGGTAGTATGGGGACGGTCCAAAGCATGGACAGAGGACGATTTCTCCACTGATATTACCGGTGGCGTAGATTTTATGGATAATGTGGCACAGCAGGTATCCGGCTGGTGGGATGATGTGTATCAGGATGTGCTTCTGGCAGTACTGAAGGGTATCTTTGCAATGACAGGCACAAAGAATGTGGAGTTTGTCAACGGGCATACTTATGATATTACAGCGGTGACCGGTGAAGATAAGGACGGGAATGCATTAAGCTGCGTAGGCCCGACAACCTTAAATACAGCAATCCAGAAAGCTTCCGGTGATAACAAATCAAAGTTCACGATTGCGATCATGCACTCCACCGTCGCGACCAACCTGGAGAACCTGCGGCTTCTGTCCTACATGAAGTATACCGATGCTGACGGAATTCAGCGTGACCTTGCAATCGGTACATGGAATGGCCGGGCGGTAATCATTGATGATTCCATGCCGGTAGAACATGTAGACGCAGTGGAAGAGAGCGGAACGTCTGGAACAGAAGGCTATGTGCCGGCAGCGCCAGCTTATGAAAAATACACCACATACGTTTTGGGAGACGGTGCGATTGATTTCGAGAAGATCGGCGCAGAGGTTCCGAACGAGATGCAGCGTGATCCGAAGACAAACGGCGGAGAAACCACACTGTATACCCGTGACCGTGCCTGCTATGCTCCGTACGGCATTTCCTACACAAAGAAAACTCAGGCGTCCTTATCACCGACAAATGAGGAACTGGCTAATGGCGGAAACTGGACTCTGGTTAATAACGGCGGCACCGGTCAGGGATTAAAGGTCATCGATCATAAAGCCATCCCGATTGCCCGTATCATTTCCAGAGGTTAAGCCTATGGAGGCAGGGAAGTTAAAGGGGCTGCTGGGAATACCGGAAGGCGATACTTCCCAGGACCTCTCACTGGAATTCATCATTGACGATGTAACGGAAACTATTTTGAATTACTGCAATCTGGAGGAACTGCCGGCAGGATTAACCAACACGGCTTACCGCATGGCGATTGATCTTTACAGGTATGATCAGCCAGGTGCTCCCGGCGTACCGGTGACTGTGGCCTCCATATCAGAAGGAGATACTTCCACAAGTTTTACCAGCGCGGCTGATGCCTTAAATGGCGGCCTGCTAAAGGACTATCAGGGGCAGTTTAACCGGTACCGGAAACTGAGGTGGTAAGATGATAACGGATGCGATCAGACAGGCTCAGATAATGCACAGGGCCGCCATAGAGGCAACCTATAACGGTTCCTGCAATATTTATAACAGGGAGCCGAAAAGAGACCCGGAAACGGGAGTGACGGCGCTGGAAGATGTTTGCAAGCTTGAGAATCAATTGTGTCACCTCTCCTTTTCAAGTTCGGTCCCAGCGGCAGAGACCGGCACAGTTACCAATGTCACGCAAACCATTAAACTGTTTCTGGCACCGGAAATTGTCATTGCCCCAGGCAGTAAAATCGAAGTGACACAGCACGGGCGGACAGAGGTGTACGGGCAGAGCGGCAAGGCGGCTGTGCACTCTTCCCATCAGGAGATACTCCTGGAATTATGGAAGGGGTATGCGTAATGGCAAAATGGGGGGATTTTGATTTCGAGGATTTAAAGAAGCTGCAAAAGCAGGTGGAACAGATCGAGAAGGGGCGGGAGGAATTCTGCCGGAAATGCGCGAACGAACTGGCGGCCCGACTGCTCCGAATGGTGAAGCAGAGAACGCCCGTGGGAATCTACAATGCAAAAACGGTGGAATTCCTAGCACATCTGCCGGAACGGAAAGTAGAGTTTAATACAAAGTCAGGAAAGCACGTGAGCTTTACTGCAAAAGCCAAGGTGAAGAAAGTGAAGTTTACTCCTAAATCTTCCGGAAAGACGGGCGGTACTCTGCGCCGCGGTTGGACCATAGGGGAGATAAGGCACAATGGAGACCTGTACGAAATTGAAATTATCAATCCAATCATGTATGCACAGTATGTTGAATACGGACACCGGACGGCAAACCATAAAGGCTGGGTAAAAGGAAAGTTCATGCTTACAATCTCGGAACAGAAGATACAGGAGATTGCACCGGCTCTTCTGGAAAAGAAACTCAATGAATACTTGAGGGGGTGTCTTGATGTATAACGAGATCATGGACGCAGTGACAAAGCAGTTATCCGCGCTGTTCCCACCGGAAGCCGGGTACACAGTCTATACAGATGCGGTAGAACAGGGACTTTCGGAACCCTGTTTTTTTGTACAGTTTTTGGAGCCTTCTGAGAAGCCGATGATCGGGACACGATATTACCGTAAGAATGCCATGTGTATTCAATTCCTGCCGGGAGACATAGTAAAGCCTTCTCGTGAACTTAACCGGGTATTGGATATCTTAATGGAGCAGATGCTCAGGATCGAATTGAAAAGTGGCCGGAAGATAAACGGCTCAGACCGGAGCGGTCGTATTGACGGAGGTGTTTTGTTATTTCTTGTTCAGTACAATACCTTCGAAGCACGGGAGACGCAGGCGGGCAAGGAATCTATGACAGGGATTCAGATTAATGAAATGAGGTGACGACATGGCAAGAAGAAAAGAAACCGAGCGCGCAGAAGCGAAAGCAGTAGTGCACGAGGCTTGTCAGTACACAAAGGAGCAGCTGGCTGGATCCGATTATTTCCGGCCGCGGCGGGATCTGGTAGAGGCTTTGCTAACAAGCGGACGTAAGTATACGATAAGCGAAGCAGAGCAGGTAATTAAGGAATTTTTGAAAGGAAAGGTGAGTTTATGTTAGGTGGTGGTAGCTTTACCGCGCAGAATAAGGTACTTCCCGGCGCGTATATTAATTTTGTCAATGCAGCTTCGGCGGCGTCCATGATGGGTACAAGAGGTACGGTAGCGGTGCCGATGGTCCTTGATTGGGGAACGGAGAAAAACGTGATTGAAATGACGGCAGAGGATTTTTCTAAAAACAGCCTGGAAGTATTTGGCTATTCTTACGATGACCCCAAAATGCTCCCGGTACGTGAGCTGTTTCGAAATATGACGAAAGGCATTTTTTACCGCCTGAATGGTGGTGCGAAGGCTTCTAATGATTTTTGTACTGCGAAATACAGCGGAGAAAGAGGCAATAGCCTTATGACTGTGATTTCGAAGCATGTAGATGATGAAAGCAAGTTTGACGTCATAACGCTTTTAGGTGGAAAAGAAATAGAGATCCAGACCGTTACAGCGGCAACGGAGCTGAAAGAAAATCGTTACGTTTCTTTCAAGAAGGATGCTACTCTGGCAGAAACAGCTGGGACGTCGCTGACCGGAGGCAGCAACGGGGACGAAGTATCCGGGGAAGAATATTCTGGCTTTCTTGAGAAAATCGAGAGTCGTTCCTTCCAGATCCTGTGCTGCCCTGCAAAAGAAGAACAGGTAAAGGCATTGTTTTCGGCTTTTACTAAGAGAATGAGAGAAGAAAACGGGATTAAGTTCCAGACGGTGGTGCATCAGTATACCGCGGCCGATTATGAAGGTGTTATTTCTGTGGAGAATGAGGCTGCAGAGGATTCGGCCGGGCTTGTCTACTGGGTAGCCGGTGCGGAGGCTGCCTGCGCAGTGAATAAGACGGTCGAAAACATGGTATATGATGGCGAGTACACCGTGAAGGCCGAATACACTCAGCTGCAGCTTACAGACGGGATCAAGGCGGGAAAATTATTCTTTCACAAGGTGGGAGATGAAATCAGGGTGTTAATGGATATTAATACCTTAGTGAACTATACCGACGAGAAAGGCGAAGATTTCTCAAACAATCAGACCGTGCGTGTTTTGGATCAGATAGGGAATGATATTGCAGCAATATTTAACAACCGGTATTTGGGTAAGATCCCAAATGATGATGCAGGCCGGGTAAGTCTGTGGAACGACATTGTGTCTTACGTGAAACAGATGGCTGGAATACGTGCTATTGAGGCTGTGGAGTCTAAAAAGATCAAGGTGGAGAAGGGACAGACAAAACGGTCGGTTGTCGTGAATCTTCCGGTGGAGCCGATTAACTGCATGAGTCAGCTGTACATGACTGTGGTGGTTCAGTAGAAAGGAGCATTGAGAAATGTTAAATAATCCGATTATGAATGCAAAGGACGCAATCAGCGCGTCGCTTGCGGAGTGCTTTGTCACAATTGAGGGGAACCGGTATAATTTTATGCAGGCGATCAATTTGGAGGCCAGCATTGAGAAGACGAAATCAGAAATTCCAATTCTGGGAAAGACGGGGAAAGGTAATAAGACAACAGGCTGGAAAGGAAGCGGATCAGCCACCTTCCATTATAACACCAGTATCTTCCGGCAGCTTCTGTATCGGTATAAGGAGACGGGAGAGGACGTGTATTTTGATATTCAGGTCACAAACGAGGACCCGACAGCCGGAGTGGGACGCCAGACTGTTATTTTGAAAGACTGTAACCTTGATGGTGGCATTCTAACAAAGTTTGACGCAGATGCGGAGTATCTGGATGAGGATGCAGATTTTACCTTCGAGGATTTTGAAATTCCAGAGACATTTGGTGACCTCACCGGTATGCAGTAAAAGAAAGAGAGGATAAGCAATTATGGGAGATTTAAGCAGATTTTTAAAGAAGAATAAAAAGACGAAAGAGAACATTAAGATTCCGGCAACGATGTCTTTAACGGATGAGAACGGAACTCCTTTATTGTGGGAGGTTAAGCCGATTACTACAAAAGAGGATAACGCTATCCGTGAGGCATGTACTGTTGACGTTCCAGTGACAGGCAAGCCGGGAATGTTCCGCCCCAAATTTGATGGTAACAAATACCTTGCAAAAATGGCGGCGTCCTGCATCGTATTCCCCAATTTAAATGATAAGGAATTGCAGGATTCTTACGGAGTCATGGGAGCGGAGCAGCTGATCACCGAGATGATCGACGATCCGGGCGAGTACAATGATTTCATGAACCGGGTCCAGGAGTATCATGGTTTTAAAGAAACATTTCAGGACAAGGTAGAAGAAGCAAAAAACTAATCGAGGGAGACAGCCTGGAGGCGAATATCGCATACTACTGTCTCCACAAACTCCACAAATGGCCGCATGAGTATCTGGAACTTGACGAGATGGAGCAAGCTTATGTGGCCGCTGCGGTGGAGATTAAAATTAAAAATGATAAAGAGGCTGAGAAGAAGTCAAAACAAAAGAGCAAAGGGAAAAGACGGTAGATTCTGGAATAATAATATGGTATGATATGCTCAAAAGAGAAAGGAGCGTGTACCATGGGATTGTTTGGAAAAAAGTCAGAAGTAATAAAAGAATTTAGAGTTGTTTATTATGAAGGTAGTTTACCTGGTATAATTTCAGATGATGCACTGAAAATATCTGCTGAGGGGGAATTCCTCGTTATTGACGATTTAGCTAACCATAATCAAGTAAAGCTAAGACTGGATAAAATATATGGAATAGAGATATATACAGAAAAAACATACATGGAAAAATATAAAGGGAATGCCCCTTTAACTGGCGGGAAAAAAGATTTTTATGTGTTTCATTATTTGACAAAAGATAATATAGAAAAGCGCTTTGATTTATGTGACGTTTCAGCTAAAACAATGGGGGAGATAGCTAAATTGGTCAAAATTGTTCAAAAGAACGCTAAACCTAAGACTTATGAAATTTGATATTTGGCACCTTGAGTAATCAGGGTGCTTTTAATTTGTGTAAAAAGGGGGTGAATGGATGTCTGTTAGCTCAACATTACAAATAAATGACCGCATGACACCTGCGTTACAGTCAATAACAACGGCCATAAATATGATGGTAAGCAGTTTTTCGGCAGCACAGACCGCATCTGAAACAGCTGTTAATAGCGCTCAATGGAATGCAGCAACACAAGCAGTACAGGCAGCTTCAGCAGCGGTTGAAGAATATCAACAGGAATTAGAATCTGTACAAAATAGGCCGGTTACAGTTCCAGAGCCGTCATGGAGCAGTGTTGTGACAGCGCAGACGCCTTCTGTCTCTGGAACTGAACAATTTCAGCAGGAATATCAGGCCGCAACTGTGGCGGCTCAACAATTGTACCAGACTCAACAGGCAATTTCTGCACAGGCACGTAATATGACTGTGACGCCTCCGGGAATGCTTAATGATGTGGCGGCAGTGGAAAACCGTATGCAGGCGCTTTCCTTGCGTGTACAGGAGATTAATAACATTCCTATTGATATGCGTACTGATAAAGTCAATCAGGAATTGGTGACGTTGAATGGTCAATTGAGTCAGGCAACCTCTATTCAGGGAGACTTAAGCGATGCCATGTCCCATATGGATATCAGCGCTGCTAATGCAGCATATAGACAGCTCGTCTCTGTTATGGATACTGCGGAAGTAAATATAAAGGATAATATAGTTGCGCAGGAACAGTTTAACAGATCAATCACCGAAGGGAAAAGCGCCGCCACTGCTCTCGGAAGCAAAATAAAGCAGTTTGTTGGCATGTATTTAGGAGTTCAAGGCATAAAAATGGCCGTCAATTTTGTCGGTGATACTACATCATTACAAAATATCCAGACAGAAGCCGAAACAAAATTAGGGGCAGTTATGCGGCAGCGTATGGGGGCTACTCCTGAAATGATACAGAGCATTAAAGACTTGACATCTGCACAGCAACAATTGGGTGTTGTTGGTGATGAGGTACAGTTATCCGGTGCACAGCAGTTATCTACTTTTTTAACTACAGATACCGCTTTAAGCACTTTGATACCTGCAATGAATAATCTGGCAGTGCAACAAAATGGCGTAAATGTAAGTTCCCAGGATATGGTCAATATCGGTAATATGATGGGAAAAGTTATGCAGGGGCAGGTTGGAGCACTTACCAGAGTGGGTGTTACATTTGATGCAGCTCAGGAAAAAGCATTAAAATATGGAAACGAACAGGAACGCGCTGCCACGCTGGCCGAGGTTATCACCAATAATGTAAGCGAAATGAATTCGATCATGGCGGCCACCCCGCAAGGCCAAATACAGCAGATGGCAAACACATGGGGGGACATTAAAGAAGTTGTTGGAGGAAAATTATATCCCGCAGTTATGAGCTTTTTTACAGCAGTAAATACAAATATGCCACGAGCTGAAAGTGTTATAATGGGGGTAGCTGGGGGGCTTAATCTGCTAATAACGGGATTTGGATATATTATAGATTTTGCGGGTAATGCGGCTGGAGTCATTCAAGATAACTGGTCGTGGATCGCTCCAATTATTGGGGGCGTAACAGCTGCGGTAATAGCTTATAATGTGGCTATGGGAATCGGTACAATTATAACCGGAATTGATGCTTTGGCAAAAGGTGTGCAAGGGGCGGCTACAATGCTTGCAACGGGAAAAACTATTGCATATACAGCGTCGCAATACGGTCTTAATGCTGCATTGCTTGCTTGTCCTATCACGTGGATAGTAGGAGCTATTCTGCTTTTTGTTGCTGCTATCTATATTGTTATCGGGGCAATCAACAAATTTAAAGGCACGTCTATAAGTGCTACCGGTGTAGTGGCGGCAATATTTGGAACGCTTGCAGCACATATTGTTAATACGTTTATTGTCCCGACATGGAATGGAATAGCTGCTTTCATCAACTTTTTTTATAATGTCTGGAATGATCCGGTAGCATCAGTAAAAATATTATTTTATGATTTAGCATCTACAGTAATCGGCTACATTGTCAATATGGCTCATGCAATTGAGGATGTAATCAATAAGATACCTGGTGTACAGGTGAGTATCACAGCGGGCCTTGATAATTTCCAAAACCAGATAAAATCGGCGGCACAAGAAGCAAAAGACGCGTCGGGCTGGAAGGAGATTGTTGGATCGATGTCATATATTGATTATTCGGATAATGCAAGTAAGTGGTATGACAAAGGGGCTGCGGGTGAAGCGGCGTTAAAGGATATTATGAGCGGAGGTACCGCATTCAATATCGAATCAGAGTCCGCAGCACAAACAGCCTTAAACACAGGAAGCACAGCGGGCAACACCGCGAAAATAGCTGATGCCATGGATGTTATGGACGAAGATTTAAAATATATGCGTGATGCTGCGGAACAGGAGATTATAAACCGTTTCACCCTGGCCGAACTGAAGGTAGACGTTAAAAATAGCAACACACTTACAAAGAAAGCAGATTTTGATGATATGGGAAGTTTTCTTTCCACTTTTACCAGCGAGTTTCTCAGTGCATCTGCGGAAGGGGGACATATTTAATGGCATACGAAGTATATATTGATGATATGTTACTGCCGCTTCCACCACAAAAGATACCGATCAAATACCCGGGTCAGAATAAAAGTACTACCCTGATTAATGGGGAGGAAATTAATCTGATCCGGCCGTCGGGTCTTGCTGAAATCACAATTGATGTAGTCATACCGCAGATGAATTATCCGAGTGCTGTATGGGATGGAAGTATTGTCGATGCAGAGGACTTTCTTGACCATCTTCACGATCTGAAGGAGAGCGGGGAATCGTTTGAATTTATTGTAATCCGGGACGGCCCCGGCAGAAATGATTTCTTTGACACCAATATTGATGTAACCCTCGAGGATTATAAAATATCGGACGATGTGAAAGAGGGATTAGACCTGGTTGTATCACTGACCATGAAGGAGTATAAAAGCTACGGGACAAAGATCATGAATTTTGTGATTGTGGAAGACCAGCCTGTACCGGCGGCCGAGGAGCCGGAGCCGGAGCGGGAGGGATCGCCGCCGGCTGCAGAGACTTATACTGTGCAGAAAGGGGACTGCCTCTGGAACATTGCAAAAAAGAAGCTGGGGAATGGCAGCCGCTGGCAGGAAATTTACAATCTCAACCGTGACAAAATCAGCAATCCGAACCTGATCCAGCCCGGGTGGGTTCTCACAATGCCGGCATAGGAGGCAGCGCAGATGGAAGTACATTTATACATTCAGAATGGCCAGACCGTGTATGAGCCTGTAGTACAGGGAAGCATCACATGGGAGACTGAACGGAAAGGGCAGCCAGGGAAATGCTCCTTTACAATCATTCCGGACAGTACATTAAAGATTGAGGAAGGGAATGCCCTGCGACTGGACGTATCTGGTAAGCCTGTATTCTTCGGGTTCATCTTTGAAAGAAGCTGGAACAGTGACGGCATCATGAAAGTGACGGCATATGACCAGCTCCGGTATCTGAAAAATAAGGATAGTTACAATTATGACAAATTGACAGTCGGTGAAGTGATCCAGATGATCGCCAGGGATTTTAACCTTCAAACTGGCACGCTTGCCGATACGGGATATCTGCTTTCCAGAAATGAAAAAGACAGCACACTTTTTGACATTATCTTAAACGCCCTGGATTTAACCATGATCTATACCGGAAAAATCTATGTTCTCTATGATGATGTGGGAAAGCTGATACTGGAAAATGTAGAAGATATGAAGCTGGACATCGTGATTAATGGCGAAACAGCTCAGGACTATGACTACAAAATCAGTATAGACAGCAATACCTATAATCAGATCAGGCTGTATTACGACAACAGCAATACAAAGAAGCGTGAGACCTACATGGTGAAGGACACAGAAACCATTAATAAGTGGGGCGTACTCCAGATGAATGAATCCATAGATAAAGGCGTTGATGGCCAGACTGTAGTGGAGAATTACTTAAAGCTTTACAACCAGCCGTCAAAGAGCCTGACCATCAAAGATGCCTTCGGAGATGTCCGGGTGCGTGCCGGCTGTCTGATTCCGGTATTTCTGGATATTAAGGATATGCAGTTAAAAAACTATCTGCTGATTGAATCTGTCACCCACAAGATTGATGAAGGTGTGCACACCATGGATTTAAAACTGAAAGGAGCTGGAATCAATGGCTGATGCTGAATGGATTGGAAATATCAGAAAAATAGTACTTCAGGCCATAGAAGCGGGAAATCCCTGTGATGTAGTTTTCGGGACAGTGGCGAAATCGGCGCCTCTGGAGATCCAGATAGGCCCCAAAACATTTTTGCAGCCATATCAACTGATCCTTCCGCAGGGTCTGACAGACCATACTGAGGAAATGAGTATACCAGAAATTGGAACTGTAAATGCCACTGTTAAAAATGCATTGAAGGCGGGAGAGCAGGTGCTGTTAATTCAGAAGTGGGGCGGCCAGCAGTACCTGGTGGTGGACCGCTGGCAGGAAGGAGGCTGACATGCTGCCGGAGACTGGAAACATTTTAAAGCAGGACTTTGAAATCCGCCAGATTCCTTCTAAAACCTACAGGCTGGTTACGGCAGGCGCTCCTTGTCGGGGGGGGGGGGCGGAGGCAGGGCGCGTATTACCCCAAACT